AGCCTGTCGAAAGTTTTCTTATTCCAAATCTGTTGAGGAGTAAGCGGAAGCCTGTAAACCATTCCCATAGTTTTTCACTCCGTTCAAAAGAATTATGAATTAAAAATTATTTTCTCATTCTTAATTCTTAATTCTACATTCTAAATTAAAAAAACCGCTCGGTTAAGCGGTAATTTTTTTCTCATTCTGCAAAATTTCTTTCGTGATTGTCCTTGTATTATGTTTCTTCATGAGATATTTCAGCTTGTTCAAAGTTTCGGCGGAAGTCGGCGGACAATCTTCATCATAATTTACGGGACGACTTTTTAAAGCCGCAATTTCTTCAGCCGTAATATCATTCGCCATAATATAAACTCCTTTCAAAATCCGTTGCTTTTCGTGCCGAAATAATTCTTAAGTTTTCATTTCGCTCGGTGTAGACAACAAATAAAACTTCATCAACCAAGCCGATAACATTGTAACGCGAATGAACTTCATCGTAGAAAATAATTTTATTGTCATTCCATTCAAAAACATTTTCGTTATATTCATAAATCATGCCGAAATATTACAGAAAATATTTTTCTCTGTCAATTACAGCAGAGAAAACTTTTTCTTGGATATAAGCAATGCTTTTTTGATGCCGGTAGAATATGACCCGTAAGCATTGACCAAAATTTTTCTGTCTGCCGTGAACTCGCTTAAAAATCTAATCTCGGAGCTTTGCAAATCGTCACGCGGATTTAGAAAAGTTATCGTTGAAGTTTTGCAATCGGGAAATCTGAAGTATAGCCGCAAAAAATCTTCGTCAGGAAAAATTTCATCGTCGTCATCGTCATCGTTATAATAAAAATCGTCAGAATGAAAATGACTTCGACTGCAATAAAATTGCACGACAGAATTTTTCAGAAACGCACTCATTCTTGCCAAAAGATACCTTGCGATAATGTTGTCGACATCAGGCGGCGGCGGTCTGTCTATGTCGATAATAATATTGCCGCTGTCAAGCTCGCAGATAACCGAAATAATTTTTTGCTCCGCAATCGGTTCAAAGTCGCAGTCGGTTATAACTTCACCGCCCGAAACTTCCGCCACTGCATGAAAAATTTTCTGCGTGCAGTCGTCAGTCTGTACAGGATTTTCTTCAGCAATTTCGGACTGAGTGACAACTTCCCCGCCCGAAATTTCCGCCACCGCATGAAAAAGTTTTTGCCAGTCGTCGGGAGCAGTCAAATCAATCGTAATTTCTTCCAGCCAAGAGCGAACATTTTTCGCCGCATAAATTACCCGCAAAAATTTTTCGCCGTCATCGCCGTAATATTTCAGCCCGCTCGCTATAATCCTGAAAAAATACGGCTTCCCGCCATATTCCCAATTTTCTTCAACAACTGCGTCGCTGAGCATAGACTTTGCGGCAAGTTCGACGGCGGCGGGAGTCCCTTTTATCCTGTGCAGATAAATCGACTCTTTTATCATGTTACGTTTAGTTTCTGCGTCAAATGAAGCGTCATAGCCGTCAACGTGCCACTGATACGCAAGATAATCCAAAACATCAGAGGACAACTCATTTAATCGCGGCAAATGCAAAACTTCTTTGACGCACGCAGATAAATTTTCTAATTCAGCGTCGAGAGCCTGAGCCGTCGCCAAAATTTTTTTATCCGCTGTAATTGACGGCGGCAATATCTCCGACAGTTTCGGCGAATAAATACTTTGTATCACATTCCCACCCCCAATACAAACTTTTTCTTTGCAGACCCAAAGAAAAAGTTACAAAAAGAAAGGGTCTTAACGCCCGCGTGCCGCCCTTCCCGCTCTCCTAAACGTTATCTTTCGGGCAATCTGCGTTAGCCCGTCGAGTGGAGGCTTCGGCGGCTTGTCGGAATAACGCGGGCGGATGTTTGTCAAATTATTTTGTTTCTTTGCATCAAAGAAAAGTTTATAAAACCTCAATCCCGTTCTATCCCAGCGTACTGAATAATTTTCGCACTGCACACAGCTATAGAAGAATCGGGAATAACCGTAAACCTCGGATAAATAATTTCTGCACGCTTTGCACCTGCCGCCCGCACTCGATAATAAAGTTCTGTGTCGTTAATATCTCTGCCCAGTGCCGACCGTTGCCAAGTTATAAAATCTTTTACAGCTTGATCAACTTTCGCCGAAATGCTCAAAACATTATCCGCGTCCGATTCTGCAATACAATAACGCAAATTTATTTCGTAAGTCTCGACGCTCGGACATTTTACAAAAACGTTATCGGTCAGCGGACGAACTTTTTTATCAGAAAGATTTTCATAAATCTGTTGAAGTAGTTCCTCGCCCGGCAAATTTCCGCCGCTAAGCAAAGGATAAATATCAACCTCGCCCGGATTTTCGGAAGTTATCATAACGTCTTGAATCAGACTGGAAACTTGCTTGGTAAAAAATATATACGCACCTTCAGACCCCGCATTTGAAAAACTTTCGGGAGCCAGCCTGATTCTTTCGCGGTAGCTGTCATCAGTTTCAACGTCCGCACCGCCCTCTGATTCAGTCAAGTTTACTATGCTGAGTAGAAACGGCTGCGGGTCTACAATGCGATTGAGTTCGCCGACTCCGTAACCGTTGCCGACTTCGCCCGTCTGTGTGCAAGTAGCTTTCACCGTGTGAACAGTTTCGCCCGCCAAAAATATAACATCGCCGTCGAGTGCAAAATAAACGTTGTCGCCCGCATGAAACCGCGTTCCTGCACGAATCACGGAAATATTTTGACGCGGTGCAGATAAACGAACCTCAGCAGTAGTAACTGCACTTTCGGCAGGAAGTCTTTCAACGCCGACCAAGATGCCTAAGTGCCGCAAATTCTCACCCGTCGCATATGCCAAAAGATTTTGTTTCGCCACATAATCAATTAAAATCCTCTGCTGAATTATTATCGCCAGCAAAGAATTTAAATAAATCATCAGCGGATCAGCACGTTCTAAAGTTCTTCCTAAAATACTTTCGACGATTTTTTTATTGGCAGAAATAATTTCTTGCGGGTCTGCCGTCACAAAATTTATTTCGGGTAAATCAGAAAAATTCAAGTTTCTCACCCCGTTCAAAATAATTAAGAATTATGAATGTAGAATTTTAAGACAAATAATTTTTAATTCTAAATCGGACTTTGACATCTAAAACGCCGCTCATCTCATTAGCCAAAAAAATTACCTCTGTGACTGCGGCCCTCGGTTCAAATGTCCGCACTGCCGAAATAATTTCTGCCGTCAGCTTAGTCCTTGCCGCCGCTAAAGGTTGATCTAACATAGCCGCGTTCAGTCCGAAAGCTCTGTCAAGTGGCACAGAAAATTTTTGCGTAGAAATAATCATTCGCACATTTTGAGCAATCTCCTCAAGTTCACTTTCGGGAAAAATTTTTATGTCGTCCGCCCGTGAAGTTATTTCGTAAATGTTCATGCTAATCACCGCAAATTATTTTATCTGCACGATACAAAAATTCTTCGTCAGTCTCTCCGTCCAGCCTGTCAATGTCAAAATAAAGTTTCATTTTCCTGTCCAATTCGTAACCTTCCGAATATGCAACGTCGTGCAGAATTTTTATCAACTGTCTAAAGTTTTCAGCGTTCATCTCACATACTCCTTTAAGCTCACGTCTAAACTTGACGCATAAATTTTACCTTCGCGTGTCCAAATATCCGCCGATTCAGAAATACTTTCTATAATCCATTCGTTTTCACCGTATGCATGATTACCGATTATTAGAAAATTCGCCTCGCCGACTTTGCACATATCACGGAGCTTTTGAACTTCATCAAATGGTACGATTCCGAGACTTGCATGCAGTGTCATCGTGAACGAAATTGTTTCGAGTTCCCTGTGCAAAAATTCAAGTTTCGGCGGTTCTCCTATCGTCTCATGCTCGGCAAATTTCGCCTTTGAATCCCGCTTAAATCCTTTGAACGTTGTTACTCGAAAGTTGCTGACTTCAAACACCGTCGAGCCAAAACTGCCTAAAGTCAAATTCGCTACCTCCTAAATATTGCAATAAAAAATCCCGTCGAGTATAATGTCACTGCTAAGTAAACATAACTTGCGGGGTTTTCTCTATTTTATCAGTCCCGTAAGTTTTAGTCAAACGAAAGGACTTGATATTATGAAAAATCCTGAAACCGTAAAAATTCTTATCGCTCTGCTTAAATCTCAGACTACTAACGATTTTGAAATGCACCGCGTTGAAGTCTTGGAAAAAGATTTTTTCAACCCGCCGAAAGTTGAAGTTGTCGACGGCACTCACCAAAAATTTGACGGCGTTACTTTTACGCGAAATTCCGAAGGACATTTTGTTCAGCGTAATTCTATCCATCGTGCAGTGTGGATTTATTATAACGGATGCATTCCTGAAGGTGATTATCATATTCATCATATCGACCGCAACAAAACAAATAACAATCTTGAAAATTTAATGCTGTTGACAAATTCTGAACACAAAAAACTTCACCTGAAAATTGCCAAAAAAACTTTTAAATGCGAGCAGTGCGGAAAAATTTTTATTGCTTCGGACGTAGGCACAAATAAATTTTGCTCTGCCGAATGTCGCGAAAAAAATCGCAATGAAAGGGACTTTATCGAAAAGCCTTGCGAATACTGCGGGAAAAAGTTTTTGAGCATTAAAAGATATAATATCCGCTTTTGTTCTCACAGCTGTTCGACAAAGGCAAGATACGCAGATGATGAAAACGTAGGCAACTATTACGAGATTAGAACGTGTAAATATTGTGGTAAAATTTTTTCTGTCTATAAGTACGACAAAACTAAATATTGTTCTTGCAGCTGTGCTCAGAGAGATTTAAAAAGCGAACACAGGAGAGAAAAAGTTTGTCCCGCTTGCAAAAAATCTTTTACAACTTCGCTTAGTGCCAACAAGGTCTGTTGTTCACGGCATTGTGCAGCAGAATTTAAAAAGAAAAAATCTCTCACTAAACAAGCCGCCATAGATTTTCTAAAGTCGGCAGGTTCAAGCCTCTAAAAAAGCTCCTGCCGTTTTCTGTGCAAGAGCTTCATTTATTCTTTTCTGCGAAACTTCAAAATAATGTTCGTCCAGTTCAAAGCCTATAAAATTTCTCCCCGTATTTATTGCCGCCACCGCTGTTGTTCCTGAACCTGCAAAACAATCTAAAACCGTTTCGCTTTCAGCAGAAGAATTTTTTATAATCTTTTCGCAAAGTTCAACGGGCTTTTGTGATTGATGAATGCGATTCGGACAAAGTTCGCTTACTTGAGGTTTTATTCGCCAAATATCTCTGTCGCCGCAGTTAAAATTTCGGAGGCTCTTGCCTTTCGTGCCAAAAATTATAAATTCGTGACTTCCTCTGTACCAGTTGCCGGGTCTCATTAAGCCGTGTTCCCATACAATTAAATTTCTCATAACAAAATAATTCTGAATCAAAGGATACAGAAAAGGATAAGTCCGCCAATCGGTATTGATATAAATGTGTCCGCCGTCTTTTAAAACTCGTTGCCATTCAGAAAATAATTCTTTAAAAAACGGCAGAATCAAATTATTGTCCAACCATGAACCTTTTAAACCGTTTGAAGTTGTTCCGACACAATACGGCGGGTCAGTGCAGATTAAATCAACAGAGCCGTCGGGAATTTTCTTCATGCCTTCAAGGCAATCTTCATTAAAAATTTGAGTTGTCATAATTTTCTCCTTATCCGATGAACACGGTTGAAGAACCTTCAGCAATTTTCGCGTTATCGGTTGTACCGTCACCGATTCTTGCCGCCTGTTTTCCACCGTTCAAATAAATATGCTTGCCGTTAATGTAGACGTTGCCTTTGCACTCAATCCGCAAATCACCGCTCGACCTGTCGAACTCGATAAATGAACCGTCTTTAAAGTCCATGCGAGTCTTATCAATCGAATTGACTTTAGGCGGCGTTTTATCGTCATATCTTGCACCGATAACAAAGCCCGTGCCGCTTATGTCGTCATTCGTCGCATTTAAAACAACAACGCTTTCGCCGACATCAGGCATGGCATAAGAAGCATTGCCGCTGCAAAAACTTCCCAGCACAGGAAGCTCCGCACTGGTTAAATTATCTTTGTCAGGAAATGTCACACGCACGGCATGCCTTTCGGGAAAAACTTGGTCAACAATTCCCTCTGAAGTAATTCCGCGTGCCTCGTTTTTAGTATCCATAAAATTCACCTCAAAAAAAATCTGCCCTTTCGGCAGAAACTTTTTATTTGTCGTCGTAGTGGCCTTTGCATTCGGCAATTTCTATCATTCCGTTATTGATCCTGAAAATAAGACGATTCTTTTTGTCAATTCGCAAGCTCCAATAGCCCGCATAATTCCCCGATAACGGCTCAGGCTTTCCCGTGCAATTATAACCGTTCCTGTCAATGTCTTTGAGCAAATTATTTATTTTCCTCA